GAGCCAGCAAAGAAAGGCCAGTGGATCTCAGTCAGCCTGCGTGGTCACGTCGATATACACGACGAAAAGCCAGAAGGATGGGCAAAAGAAATGATGGCAGGCACAGCATTCGTAGTTCTAATAGCCGCAGTTCTTGTCATATTACTAGCAATGTGAGGAGATAGTTGTGTTCTTTAAAAGTAAAAAAGAAAAACCTATATTTTTGGATTGCTACACATCAAGCCACTTCGCTTACAATAATGCAAAAATAGATTACTCACATAAATACATCCCAGAATGGTGGAAAAATGAAAGCAAATTTAATAAAAAAAACGATGCAACAATAAAATATTGTAAAGGGTTTATTGATTATTATGCCAAGGGAATCGTAATTCCGCTGTGGGGGGAAGTTGAAATAAATGTAAACCCAATCAACTTTGGAAATAATTTTTATGGTTGGACTGCATCTAATGAAGACTTTGACCTACACTCAGGGTCACATGAACAAGAACAGTGGAGCGGGTTTGCTCAAAAGAATAGACAAAATATAAAATTCTTATCTCCTTGGGCAATCAAAACCAGAGAATTAATTTACTTTACATTTACCCAGCCAACTTGGAGCCAATCAGATACATTGAACGGCCTAACCTTACTGCCGGGAGTAATGCAATTTAAAACTCAAACCGCGACACATATGAACTATATGGTGGAGCAAAATGAAAAAGTGCAAAATTTTAATATTCAACCGCTAACGCCAATGGCTATCTTGCACCCCATGACTGATCGTAAAATAGAAATTCGACATCATTTGGTAGATAAAGATAAATTCAAAGCCATAAGAAGCTCTGGAGCTGGCATGAACTTTGTAAAAAATATTTTTGATGGTTCCCGTGATTTTTATGTTAAAAGAGAAAGGTTCTGGAAAAAAGCTGATGAAATAAATAAATGCCCATTCCAATAATGCTCGCAATGTGATAGCCAAAACACACTGCTCGATTGGGTCATGCCTGTGACCTCATCATCAAACTGGACCCACCCGGCTAGGTTTCGCACTGCAACGGTGGGTCTTTCTTTTTTTAAAGATCTGATCTACATTCCCAAAATACAGCTAACCACTGAAAAGAAAGGTCAAGGAATGGCAAAAGCCAAAAATCCAGTCGGTAGACCAAAGTTTGATATTACCGACGAAGTCTTAGAGAAGACTGAAAGCCTTATGGCAAAGGGTCTAACCAAAGAACAATGCGCTGGAATGCTGGGTATTCACACGTCAACTTTCATGCTTCATCAGTCAGAAAATTCAGAATTTTCAGAAGCTATAAAAAGAGGGCAGGCCCGTGGCATAGATGCTGTAACCAATGCTCTGTTCGAGAATGCCACCGTAGAACGAGACAACACAGCCATCATCTTCTTCCTGAAGAACCGCGCAGGCTGGGTGGATAAGACAGAAACAAAAATTCACGAGGAAAAAACCATAACCCTCGACCTCACAAGGATCGGTACTCATGAACTCGCAGCAATTGAACGCGCTTTTGAGCAATCTTACGCTGGAGGAAGTCAGGGCGGAAAAGTACCGGAGATCATTGAGGGAGTTTACGAAAGCAGCATGGCCGACGATTGAACCGGGCGTTGAGTTCAAAAACAACTGGCACATCGATGCAATCAGCGATCACCTCCAAGCCGTAGTTAATGGCGATATCAAGCGCCTGATCATTAACGTGCCGCCCCGGCACATGAAGTCGCTGTCAGTGGCCGTTGTGCTGCCTGCATGGACGTGGGCCACGCAACCGTCAAAGAAGTTCCTCTACGCATCCTACGCAAGCTCCCTGTCGATCAGAGACAGCACCAAGTGCCGAAGGCTGATCGATAGCCCGTGGTACAGAACTCATTTCGGTGACAAGTTTAAGCTGACCGACGATCAAAACCAAAAGCAAAGGTTTGAAAACGATGCAACAGGCTACCGCATTGCCACATCAGTTGGTGGCGCTCTAACCGGGGATGGTGGCGACATCATCTGTATCGATGATCCGCACAATAGCGTCGAAGCCGACAGCGCCAAAGTGCGTGAAGGCGTCCTAGATTGGTGGGATCAGGCCATGCAGACACGCCTTAACGATCCCAAGACAGGCGCATTCGTCATAATCATGCAGCGCCTGCACGAACAAGACCTGACGGGCCACGTCCTAGCAAACCAGCTTGGCGATGAGTGGGATCACTTATGTATCCCAGCGCGATACGAAATTGGCTCACCAAATCCAATAAGGTCAAGCCTTGGCTTCACAGATCCACGCACCAAGGAGGGTGAGCTTCTCTGGCCCGAAAGGATCGATGAACACACCCTGACAACCCTAGAGCGTTCTCTTGGCTCCTACGCAGCCGCTGGGCAGCTACAGCAGCGACCAAGCCCCAAGGGCGGCGGTATCCTCAAATCTAGCTGGTGGGTTCCTTGGGAAAGCGAGGACATGCCCAACAATATCGAATACGTCCTGCAATCATGGGACACAGCCTTCGAGGCAAAGGAAAGCTCCAGCTTTAGCGCCAGAACCACTTGGGGCGTGTTTCGCCATCAGGGCGTCATGTGCGCCATCGTGCTGGAGGCGTGGTACGACAAGGTCAGCTATCCAGACCTCCGCAGGATCGCACAGGAATCATACGATCTCTGGGAGCCAGACGCAGTTCTGATTGAGAAGAAGGCGTCAGGCCAGTCTCTCTTGCAGGATCTCCGCATGGCTGGCGTCCCCGTATTGGCATATTCTCCTGACCGTGATAAGGAAGCTCGCGCCCACGCTTCGAGCGCGATGTTGGAAGATGGAAGAATTTTCTACCCAAGCAGCCGCAAATGGGCTAAAGATTTAATAGACATATGTGCTGCCTTCCCAGCGCATCCGAATGATGACGTAGTGGACACATGCACCCAAGCGTGGTTAAGATTGCGAAAAGGTTGGTTCGTTGGGCATAGCGAAGACCCAGAAGAAGACGAACCAGTAGAAAAACAAAGGATGACCCTTTATGGCTGAACTAGAAAATATTATCCCGTTTGCCGAAGGCGCTCCAGCCGACGAACTCATGATCGAAGAACTTGCCGATGGCGATGTCCTGATCGGAGATCCAGAGCTGGACTACATGGATGAGCTGGATGACGCAGAGTTCGACCAAAACCTAGCCGAAGTTATCGACGAAAAAGAGCTTGCCCGAAAAGCGCAAGAGCTTGTGACGTTCTACGAGAATGACCGCGCAGCCCGTGCTGAGTGGGAGGAACGCTACAAGGAAGGGCTAAAGACCCTAGACCCCGATGGCGGCATGGCTGACGGCGAAGATGAACGTGCGACACGCGGACTGTCAATCGTGGTACACCCGCTGATCGCTGAAGCCGCAACCCAGTTTAACGCCAGAGCCATAGCAGAGCTGTACCCGTCAGGTGGCCCGGTCAAGTCGGTCATCATTGGTACGCCAGACGAAAAGCTAGAAGAGCAAGCTCGCCGCGTCCGCGAATACATGAACTACCAGATCACGCAGGAAATGCCCGAATACTTCCCTGATCTGGATCAGATGCTATTCCACCTTCCGCTGATCGGTCACACGTTCAAGAAAGTATGGTGGGACGCCAACCTAGATCGCCAGTGCAGCCAGTTTGTTAAGGCTGAAGACTTTGTCGTGGCCCCAGAGAGCAAAGACCTCTACACGTCACCCCGCTACACCCACGTCATTCGTATGCCGAAGAATGACTTCAATCGCTACGTTAAAAACGGATACTACCTGCCGACCAAGTACGGTGGCGGCGATGGCCTAGATCCGTCAGGCGATGTGATCGGTGAGATTGAAGGCGTTGACCAGTCCGATGACAGCCAAGACGATGTGATGACATTGCTTGAGATGCACGTCTATGACCTGTTTGACGGCATTGACGGCGAGGAAATGGATGACGGTGATGTCGATGACAACGCAGTGGCCATCCCATATGTGATCACAATTGACTATGAAAACCAGAACGTGGTGGCCATCCGCCGCAACTGGAAGCAAGAAGATGAGATGAAGATCCGCCGTCACTGGTTTGTGAGCTATAAGTTCCTGCCCGGTCTTGGTTTCTATGGCTTTGGCCTGTATCACATGATCGGCGGCTTGGGCAAAGCAGCGACAGGATCTCTTCGCGCCCTCCTCGACAGTGCCGCATTCGCAAACATGCAGGGTGGCTTTAAGCTGCGTGGCCGTGTTCAGGGCGGCGACATGCAAATCAGCCCCGGCGAGTTTATTGATCTCGACAGCACAGTTGATGACGTGAACAAGGCAATCATGCCGCTGCCATTCAAGGAGCCATCAAGCTCCCTGTTCAACCTGCTTGGCTTTATGGTCGAGGCGGGTCAGCGGTTTGCCAGCACGGCAGATCTCAATATCGGTGACGCAAATCCAAACGCCCCAGTCGGCACGACTGTCGCCCTGATCGAACAGGGATCGAAGGCGTTTAGCGCAATCCACAAGCGCCTGCACTACGCGCAGGGTCAAGAGTTCAAACTTCTTGCGGGACTGAACGCTGAGAATCTCCCCGATGAGTTCAGCTTTTCGCAGGCAGGAGCTGCGGAGATTATCTATCGTTCCGACTTTGATGACCGGATTGACATTGTTCCAGTGTCTGATCCTAACATCTTCTCGACAGCCCAGCGCATCGCGCAGGCTCAAGCTGTCTTGGAAATGGCGCGATCAGCTCCGCAGCTTCATGACCTATACCAAGCGTATAAGCGTATGTATGAGGCGATCCGAATACCCAACATTGATGAGATCCTAAAGAAGCCTGAAGAGGCGGTTCAGATGGATGTAATCGATGAGAACATGAGCGTTCTCTATGGCAAGCCAATCCGCGCTTTCCCAGAGCAAGATCATGAGGCGCACATTGCGGTTCACATTCAGTTCCTGCAAGATCCGTCCTTGGCTGGCAATCCCGGCGCGAAGGCAATGCAGCCTGTGTTGATCGCTCACATCGCAGAGCATATCGCGCTTTTGTACCGTCAGCGCATGGAGGCAAGCATCCAGATGGAGATGCCGCCAATGCCAAACTTCAAAGACCCAGACTTCAGGTTTGGTGAGGTTGACCCACAGATGGATCTTCTGATTAGCCAACGCGCAGCTCAAGTTGTGGCGGCAGCTCCTCAGATGAAGCAAATCCAAGCACTGGTAGGCATGGGCGGACAGGGTGGCCAACAGCAGGGCAATCCGCTGCAATATGCACAGCAGCTCGCGCAGCTTGAGACGGAGGCTCTGAAGGCCCGTACAACGGCCCAGATCGAAGCAGATCAGGCCAAGGCAAGGTCTGGCATTGAGATCAAGCAGGCTGAAGCGCGTCAGGACATGGAGATCGACGCAGCCAAGGCGCAGCAAGACATGCAGGCGAAGATCATGAGGCTGGAGGCTGACTTGCAGCTAGAGCGTGAGAAGAATGCAGCTAAGATCCAGATGGAGATGATGAAGAATGTACCCCCCACAATATAATTTGCCTCCAGTCGATCCCTCTGCCTTTGGCGGTTTGCCACAAGAGGGTGGACCGCCACATCCGCAGGGTGGGCCGCAGGGTCAGCCCCCAATGGATATGAACAAGTACCTGATCGACAAGGTTATGGAGATCAAGCGGCGCATGGGTGGGGGTGAACCCGGTGCGCTGGGCGCAATTACAGAGGCCATGATGCAGCAATCGCAACCACAGCAGCCTCAACCGCAGCAACAGCAAGTGGAGATGGTATAATGGGTGGATTTTGTGGTGGTGGGTCTGGTGGTGTTGGTTCAGCTAATACACCAAGCGGTAGCGATAAAAACCCACCAACTAATAGCTTAAAGGAAAGCCTTGCCAACTTTTTTACCCCCGACGACAACATGGAATACCGTGGTGGTAAACTTGTAAATGTTGATAGTTCAGGGGCTTCTACTGGCGCTGCTGAAACTGGCGCAAAGACTTGGTACGGGACAGTGGGTCAGGCTAATGACCCAAGCAACGATAACCCCAATAGAGACATCAGTGGTAACCGTCCTTCTAGTGTACAACCTAGAACTTTCACCCAAGAAGATTTGGGCGCGTTGACAACAGTAAACTCTGGCAGAGAAGATTTGGCCAATATTTTTACACCTTTTGATGGTGCTAAATACGTTGGCGGAAACTTAGTCGAAGAGGCGACTGGGCAATCCCTAACGGGCGGTGGCTTCATTACCAATAAATCTGGAGCTAAAGATTACATCTACGGCGTCTCTGATGACTTCAGCAACAACGCCCCACCAAAGCAAGGCAAAATGTCAAACCAAGATTATGCCGTTGCGCTGCAAAAGTTTAAGATACGCCAGTCGCAGCTTGAGAATATCCCACCAAGCGACCCAGCTTACTTTAGCTCTTTCTTACCGGGGCTGACCATCCCACTTGTCGGCGGTTACCTTGGCGAAAAGATGCTTGAAGGCGGCATTAATGACAGACGCGCAATGATGGATCAGCACCAAGCTGCCCTAAATGCTGGGGCAAAAGCAGATATGAAAGACGGTGTTTACAGGGGATATTTTGGTGATGACGGATTTGTCCCTTATGTAGAGAACAAAAAGCAAGACCCCATGACAGACGCCAGCATTGGCGCGTTGAATATGGGCAATGATGGCAATCAACAACCTACCGCAGCTTGGCCTCCTGAGACTGGCATGGGCGGCGGGACGGTTGTTCCAATTTCTGATTTAAATCAACCAGAACGGATGACAAGCTATGAACCAATCCCAATGGACCCAGACACAATAGTTTATGCAAGCCCGTTGTATGAGAAGTTTCAATCTGAGGTTCTGCCGGGCATACAACAACAAATGCCCAACATGACCCAAGAAGACATTGATGAAGCGTTTCGGATATACAGAGACAGACAAAACTCAGTGGTAGCAAATTAGTTGAAAACATCGTAAGCATAGAAAAAACATAGGAGGCCGTAATGCCTAATATCACAGAAAACCCAGACTACCGATTGGTCATGACATTCCTACAAAACATTCGCCCCGGCGATATGGATCAGGAATCATCAGAGCAATTGATGATGATTGGCCAACGCATTCAAGCTGGCGGCGCACTTACTGACCGTGAGCGCGAGATGTTTGAGGCGGTTGTCAGCAACATGCCAAGCTACGCTCCAGCTAATAATTTTGGCTCAATGTCAGAAGGCGAAGCTAGATTGCCAATGGATCAAGTTTCAATGGGCGGCATGTCCGAAGGCGAGATGAACTTGCCAATGCAAAATCAGATGCCCAGCCAAGACGGCGAAACATATGGCCCATCAAGCGGCGTGACCGTTGCCCCGTCCAACGTCATGAGCATGGATGATGCAAT